ATGAGGTAGGGGGTGTGATTTTGGAGACCCCCTCCCCATGTCTTTAAGCCCTGTGGCAGCAGTGCAGATCAAGTGGTTATTTGTTTGTATTGACTTCAAGTTCAAATGTTTTCAGAGAAGAAAACAAAAACTTTATTCAAAGAGCATTAGACCTCAACCTATAGTTCAAGCCTTGTCTGCTTTTGTTGTTTTCGTTCTCTTAACTTTCTTGTAAATGTTCATGAAGTCGTAACGAATGATCTCGTCAATCGCTCTTTCTATCTCTTGATTGTTCTCTTCTTCAGAGAATTGGTCAGAAGTGTGAGCAATTCGATCGAGATAAGCGCAAGTGTTGTAACCCTTTTCTACATCGAACAGGAACCAATCGGAGAACTGTTCAAATGGATTATAAGGGTTGTCAAATGTGGTAAGGGCACAAGAACCATTCATACCAGTCACTCCTTTCAATTCAAGTAATTAGACACTGTGCTTGTTGAAACACCAAGAGCTTCAGCAATTTCCGATGTGCTGTAGCCAGAAGCATTCATTGAAGCAATCTTATTCTGCTTTGCAGTGCTGAGAGTTGTTGTTGCTCTCGGTGTTGCGCGCTGTCTAAGACTGTCAATGTCCACATTGTCGATGATTTGGGTGAGCTTGTTCTCACTAATAGCACCAGCTTGAATTGCTTCCCATTCACGGTCTGTAATTTTAATGGTTTCTCGCTTTGCGCCAACAGAGGCACGAGCCTGAGTAAGCGCCTGCTGGCTTGCTTTCTTGAGTTCGCCCTTTGTCATATCCGGGTTATCCTGCTTTTTAGCAGCCACTACTGCATTAGCCATGATCTGAGCCTGTCTTTCTCTGGGAGCATTCTTCAAAGCCACATTAAGTTTTGCATTTAGAGAGTCGACCTCAGCTTGATAGGTCTCTTTTGCAGTGGCAGAGTAGGGTACTTTTCCGGTGGATAGGATCTCAAGACGAGCCTGGTTGCCCAGGGCTTTCATCTTATTAGCGTAGTTAGCATAAGCACGCTCCACGGGGGTATCAGCTTCAGATACCAGGGTATAGGCATCCTTTGCTTCAGCCATCTTAGTGCTGGGCTGAGTACGCTCTTTGACCTTGCCAGTTCGCTTATCAACGTAAACAGGGTCATCTACATCTTTCCATATGTATTCACCAGTTTTTTCGTCGATTTTTGGGCTACCTTGCCTCTTGATAATGGAAGTCTCAGACTTAGCACGGGAAATCAGAGTCGAAGCACCCTCATGGTATCTTCCATCCTCATCAACTGTACCCTGATACTTCTTTTTCAAAGAACTGATGCCATTGTCGATCTCACTTTGCTTGTAGTCCAGCTTGTGTTTTTCGGCATCAATAACTACCATGCTATGACGAACTGCTCTTGCAAGCTCATCCTGCGTAGCTCCCTTCAAAGTCATGTCGGTAATCAGATTAGAAATGACACCCATCTCTTTCTGTGTGTTCTTCATAGGCTTGAAAGTGCCAGCAGGTTTTCCACCATACTCCAATTTTGGGTCAAATCCTTCAAGCCCCTTCAGAGGAGGAGTGTAAGTAATCTTGACCTTGCTTTTACCAGAGTTACAGGGGATGACCATGACAGTATCACCATCAAAGTCAGCACCTGAAAGCCGTTCTGCAACCTTACTGTTAATACCGATGGCATCTTTAGGGGTGTTACCAAGGATTCTGCGAGCCTCTGCCTGCTTGTTATTCACTGTCAAGATAGGAATCTCAAAAGTTCCGCCATGCGGATAACGAACCAGAGCTACTGTTTCACCATTCTTATAATTCGGAGCATACACTTCATTGTCTTTCATCGAAGTGATAGGTAGAATCACCTGATATTTCTGACGAGGAAGAGCAGCTGCCTGAAGGTGCACAGCAGCAGAGTCACAATCATCCGCAAAGGATTTCAGTAATGATTTTTTGACCGTCGGATTTGTCAGTGAACAGATTTCATCAAATTCAGCCATTTTATCAGATGCCGCCAAGTTCAGCTGTTTATTGACCAGACTCAAACTCTGCTTAGAAAGAAACTGGGAGGGGAGTTTATCCGCCCATTCACCCCAGTCGCCCTCTTCGGCACGCTTATTGATAAGGGAAAGCTGTCGTTTGCCATCAGCATCGATGTAATAGCTCTGCCCACCGGCTTTGATAAGTGAACCAAACGGATTGTCAGGGTCATCCTTGACCTTCTTCAGAACATCCGATGTCGGGGTGCCTTTTTTCTTATTAGTATTGAACATTACATCCACGCCATCAGGAAGATCATCAGAATAGACAGCCATTCCTTTCAAATATCTATTACCATCCACCAGAATGCGAACCTGAGCATAATGGGAATCACCAAGAGACAAGTCATCTACACCGCGACGAATTTCAATGACACCATCTTTCTGAATTCCGCCGTCTTCTGCATAACGGATTTTCAAGCGACTTGAATCCATGCTTTTGGGATAGACGAACTTATCGAAAGTCTCGCCGTCATCATGAGACACATAGTCTCTGACAGAATGAACATTCTCAAAATTATAAATCTCTTTATGCTCTGTTCCTGGAGGGCAGAGAACCTTGATGTTTGTTTGCTTACCCGGGTTTGTTACCTGAGGGACACCGCCACCATAGATGTGATAGCCTTCCATTTCCAAAATATAAAGAGCCTGGTTCATTTTCTCTTTCGAAATACCAAGCTCTCTTTCGACTCCGGTTCCGACATCGATCATGCCTTTTTCCGAAATCTGTTTTTTCAGAAATTCAGCGGTCTGCTTTGCCTGATTCATACGAGCTTCGGAACTCTCATTCAAAAGTGAGCGAACCGAAGAATCGTTAGCAAAGCCCATCTTGTCAGCGATTTCATTCAAACTATAACCCTTAGCACGAAGAGCCTTAGCCGTAGCGACATCAGCAGAACGGCGTTCGTCCTTTGCAAGGCTCATCTGGGTACGAAATTGGGTTGTACTCAAGCCCATAGATTTTGCAATGGCCACTTCTCCTGTGTAAGTTTTTCCATCTTTATCTGTAAAGGTGAAATTAGACTTTTTCAGTTCTTCCACACGAGAGAGAAAATCACCGCTGTGCTGATAAGGGTTATCACCCGAACCCCAAGGATAACGACCAGACCTTCTGGGCATACCGTAATGCATTAAAATATCATCCGTGAGACTCATGGTTTAACCCTCCTGTTCTCTGATTTTTCTAATAACCTTGTCGAAAGTAATAATCTTGTCCATGATTGGAACAATATCTTCGGCAGTAGGCGTGTGATATAGAATTTCATTGTTCTGATACAGACGAAGTTCCATCTCGATTTCCGATGGTTTCACCTTGTATTCCAAACAAAAAAGAGCAGCGTATATTTCAAGCTGCTCCATGTGCGCCGGCACGACACCGGTCTTCAAATCGTGAATACGAAGCGTACCATTCCGAAACACAATCGTATCAGCTGTGCCAAAGCAATTTTCTGAATAAAACAGAATCTGTTCAGGCACCATACGAAAACTAATTGCGTCATTGACATACATGTTCAATGTTTTCTGTGACTTAGGGAGTTTTTGCCCCAAAGTGATACATTGACATGCAAAGTCATGTAGAACGGTTCCTCGCTGTGTGGCCAAAAGCTTTGAATAAGCATCGGCTACTTTTGTTTCATCATAGTTAATCCAATGATACTTGCTGGCACCAAGAAAAGCGTGTTGCCCTTCAAGATTGGAATGATTGTTGAAGATCATGCAGCACTTCCTCCTTGTTCTCGGGGCAAATGAATCTGGAGAAAGACATCTCATCCATCTTGCCCACATAATATTCTTGGTTCGGTTGCTTTTTTGCGCCAGCGTGTTGCTTACATTCCAGAGCAGCCCATTTGTCATTGAACAGAATAAGCAGATCGGGAATGCCCTGCAAATATCCAGAGTCACTCTTCATTACGATGCAACCTGGAAAAAGTTTCTTGAGCTCTTTAATGAGCTTCGCCTGAAATTGACTTTCGAGCATATGGCAAATGAGCCTCCTTTCATGTGAATGTTCAAAGCTGAAAAGAGAATGCCTATTCTTAAAAATAGCTTTTTTACTCCTCTCTTCATAAAAGGGCATGTTTTTTTCGCGCGGCGGAAAAGCATAAAAAAAAGAACCGCTATTAGCGGCTCAATCAGATAAGAACTCAGGATGGCTTTTCAGGATATACTCGTTATTGAGTATCTGCACTCCAAGAAAAAGTTCCTTCAATTCTTGCTCAGAGCCTGGATGCTTCTCCAGAAGCTTGTCCATTATTTTGCCCATGTGATTGTTTACCTGAAGGTAATGTTCCTTGGTGCCGATTTTCTTAGAATATTTCATGACTTTCTCCTTTGCATAATAAAAAAGACCGAGACACCGTTTAAGTATCTCGGTCAAATATTTTGTAATAGCTCAGCTATTGTTTCTGAGGTATCGGATTAAAATCCAAATAAGCCATAAACCACCGGTGCATAACACCAAAATAAAGTCCAATAGCAAACCGCCGAAGCCACGCTTCTTTGTTGTGCTCCTATTGCTCTTGCTCATTGTGATCCTCCTTTTCAGTGGATTTGTGAAAAGCGGAAGGAATCTTTTTTGCACTTTCTTGCACTGTGCTGATTATTCCATTCACCACTCGTTTTGTGTTTTCTTTCCGTTCTGTTCGCTTTATACTTTTCTCAAGATGTTGTTCTTCTTTATGCTTCTCAGAAATATCAAACATTCTTTGACTTTCATCAATCACCTCTTGAGGTATATATTTAACCAGAACAGCTGTTCCTCGTTCAACTTTGGTTTTACTCTTTGGATGAGTTTTGATGACTTGAGAATCGAAGCACTGACGATACTGAATATTTGCATCGGCTGTCGACATCTTCACAAGAGTCGCTTTTAGTCCGCAACTTTCCAATATTTCGACTGCTTGTTCAACAGATAACGGATATTCTTTTGAATGCAACACAGGTACGGCAACAAGCTTTTTTCGTTCTTCTATAGTTTTATCTGCATAATCACGAACAGCATCAATCGCCGGCTTTACCAATGGCACTATTGACGCAGCCATGGCTACTCCCGCAGCAATATTACCGCTTGTGTTTTTTGTCAACTTCTTCTCACTCATCTCATTAACCCATCCTTTCCGAGGGCATTAAAAAAGTGCGCCCCCACAACGAGAGACGCACTGAAAAAGTGTCAACCCTCATTGTTGCCACACAATCTCAATCAAGCCGCAAAGGGACAAATGAAATGAGTAAAGAGAGAAAACACTTTTTACCAAAGCAGTTTTCCCTAAACGACTTGAACATATTAGATTGTGTGGCTCTTATAGTATAGCACAGCCTGAAAGAAAAAGAAAGAACTTTCGGTAAAAAGTCTTGACATTTTCGTCTACTTGTGTTATGTATTCCGACCTCTGGCCAAATGCCCACTTTTCTCGCCCTATTTATATATTTATTAAAACTTTTTATCGCAATTAAATAAGAAATAAAAGTGGGAAAGTGGGCTTTTTTCACAAGAAAAATTTCAAATCGGCGCAAATCGGCCATTTTGGGGCAAAAAACGCCTAAAAAGTGCCATTTTCAGAAAATGCCTCCGAATTTTTCTGCCCACTTTTGGTTTTCAAAACCGGGCTTTTGCCCACTTTTTCTGGGCTTTTTTTAGGAAAATTGTCCGTACACGCTCAAAATTTTTTTCAAAAGTGGGCTTTTGCCCGAATCCTCCAAACAAAAGTGGGCTAAAATTTACACAATTTTCAAGTATGTACGGACTCATTTCTCTCATCTCCAAACCCGTCCGTTCCGTTTATCAACCAGAATAATCCGACCTTCGATCTCGAAGTCAGCCAACTCACACAAGTAAAACAGTGTATGCAGCAGCCTATGAAATCTTTCGTCTTCTTCACGCTCAATGTTCTTGAGGGCTTCGTAAGCGGTCGGGTCAGAATATCCTTCGGCATTTCGTCGAGGGTTAGTAGTATTCGCCATGATATAGGTACTCCTTTCTTCTAAGTTTGTTTCAAGATTGCTACGCCTTCTTTCAAGCTTTCCGGAATATCAATTACTCGCTGATTGCGGCTTCCTCTGAAATCAAGCTCCAACGATTTTTCAGCCTGTACGAACGGGCCGTCAACAAGCACATCAATATGTTTCAGAAGCTCGATGCCTTGCCTGTACAAGTCTTCAAAAAGATAACCAGTGTAGCACCAAACGCTAAGCCCCATTTCATGAGCTTTTTCAGCGATCAGAGCACACTGGTAAATCTGACAGAATGGTTCACCTCCGGAAAGGGTGATGCCGTCTATCCATTTTTTTCTTTTTGAAATATCATCGAGTATATCTTCGATCGACACGAGTTTTCCGCCACCGAACGGGTGAGTTTGAGGATTATGACAGCCTGGGCAATGATGAGGACAACCCTGTGTAAATATCACATATCGGATGCCTTCTCCATCGACAATGGACTCCGGCTCAATCCCCGAAATTCGAATCAACTTCATGCTTGACACGATCTCGCTCCTCCGCACGCTTAGCGTCATTCCACTTATCAAGAGTTCCGACCAAATATCCAGTGATGCGACGAATGCGTTCGAACGGAACTCCATCAGCCTCGCTCCGTCCGCAGCAGGGACAGGTGTCATTGATAATACCGTTATAACCGCAGACAGGATCTCGGTCTACAGGATGATTGATGCTTCCGTAACCGATGCCAGCTTCTTTCATGTGTCTTACGACTCGCTCGAAAGCTGCAAGGTTCTTGGTCGGATCACCGTCGAGTTCTACATAAGAAATATGACCGGCGTTGGTGAGAGCATGGTACGGAGCTTCAATGTCGATTTTCTTAAGAGCCGGGAGATGATAATAGACCGGAACATGAAAACTGTTGGTGTAGTATTCACGATCGGTAACTCCCTTAATAATGCCAAATTCTTTTCGGTCAGCTCTAAGTAAGCGTCCGGCTAAGCTTTCAGCAGGAGTAGCAAGACAGGTTACATTCATGCCAAACTGCTTGCTTTTCTCATCACAGTAGTTCCGAATATATTTTACGATTTTTAAGCCGAGTTCCTGAGATGCTTCATCTTCACCATGATGATGCCCTGTTAATGCCACAAGACACTCTGCAAGCCCACAGAAACCGATAGAGAGTGTTCCGTGTTTCAGCACCTCTCCAACTTCATCATCCGGCCCAAGCTTGTCAGAGTCCATCCATACGCCTTCTCCCATGAGGAATGGAAAGTTTCTAACTACTCTTGACGCTTGAATCTCATATCGATCGAGAAGCTGCTGCATGGTTTTGTCGAGCATTCCGTCAAGCAGTTTGAAAAACTGAGGAATATTGCCATCGACCACAATAGCAAGCCTCGGAAGATTGATAGAAGTGAAACTCAGATTACCTCTGCCGGGAGCGATCTCACGAGACGGGTCATAAACATTACCCATTACACGAGTACGGCAGCCCATGTAGGCAACCTCCGTTTCAGGATGACCGGGCTTGTAATACTGGAGATTGAAAGGTGCGTCAATAAAAGCAAAGTTAGGAAACAGACGCTTTGCACTGACCTTCATCGCCAGTTTGAACAGGTCATAATTCGGGTCATCGGGATTATAGTTGACTCCCTCCTTGACACGGAAAATCTGAATCGGGAAGATAGGTGTTTCGCCATGACCGAGTCCTGCTTCTGTAGCAAGCAGAAGCTGCTCAATAGCAAGACGACCTTCCCAAGATGTATCTGTGCCATAGTTAATAGAGCTGAACGGAACCTGAGCGCCGGCACGGGAATGCATGGTATTCAGATTATGAATAAACCCCTCCATAGCCTGATAGGTATCACGGGTGGTCTTTTCCATAGCATAGTCGAGAATCCATGCTTTATCTTTCAGATCGTTGAGGCGTTCACAAATCTCATAACCTTCTTTCAAGTATTTTTGATAGGTGTAACGGACACCCTCGGCCATAGCATAATCGAAGTCCACGACACTCTGTCCGCCATGCTGGTCATTTTGATTCGACTGAATGGCAATAGCAGCCAGAGCAGCATACGAACCGATGCTTTTTGGTGCTCTCAGATGACCGTGTCCGGTATTGAATCCATTCTTGAAGAGCTTGCGAAGCTCAATCTGCGTGCAGGTCGTCGTCCATGCATAGAAGTCAAGATCGTGTATATGAATCCATCCATCGCGGTGAAGTTCTGCAATTGCAGGTTTAATCAAATACTCCAGATTGTACTCCTTGGCGGTATTGGCACCATATTGCAGCATAGCCCCCATGGGGGAGTCACCGTTGATGTTGGCGTTATCTCGTTTCAAGTCACTATCTTTTGCCTGAAGAACGGTAATACTATCAAAAATAGCTTTTACCTTTTCTCCGAATTGTTCATTCATAGAAAACCCTCCTTAAATATCATCCTGATTGCGATACAGACTGTGTTTAGCGTCGAAACCATCCGGATACCTGGCTTTCAGTTTATCCACATTCATCTGCATGATGGTTTCAAGGTCGTACCCAATGGCGTTTGCGCTTACAGCGAGATACCAAGCCACATCTCCAAGCTCTTTAGCCATATGTGCAGTGTCCAGTTCGTGCCCCTGAAACAGATGCTTTTTCAAAATATCAATTGCTTCGCCGGCTTCTCCGTTCAGACCCATTAAGCCATTGAGCAGAAGTTTCTCAGGCGGTAAATCTCCTGGGGCTGTGCGAAGAGCTGCCTGCTGATAGTCGTTCGGCGTCATATTTTTTCCTCCTGTGATTACGATTTACCAGTGCAATAGCCTGGTTTATTTGAATATCAAGCAGCCGCTGTTCCTTTGCTTCCCGCAGACGGTCACGAACAGCCTGAATATCCGCTTTTGTCGCTTCTCTGGCAAGCATAGTTTTCTCCTTTACACAAAAAATAAGAGCCAAGGATTAACCTCAGCTCTTAAATGAGTTATTGTTTTTTCGATTCGTGGTATTTCCAGGCTTCACAAACCGTTTCCTTGCATTTCGGATAATCTGGGCGTCCGCATTTGTTGCAGATAAGTTCTTCTCGCCCGAGATCTGGAATATCTTCCTCAAATTCTTTGATAACAGTAGTCCATGTACCGTCTTTCCTTCGAACAGGACAGGACATTCTGGATTTAACTTTCATCCTTGTTACACATCCTTTCAATAACGGTCATGCAATAAGGTCTAAAGAATTTATCAAAGATTGCTACCGGCACAGTAATAATCAATAATATCCAAAATATGTCTCGAATAATTCTCATTTGACGACCTCCTCGTAGTATTTTACCATAAATATAACAAAAGTAAAAGGGCTTGTTACGGCCCCTTTACCTTTGAAATCGAGTAACTTACGAAATCATGATCTTGTAGCGTTCGTTCAGCTCTTCGAACACTTCCTGATCTGCTGCAATGCTAATATGAAACTCAATCTTGCCCTTCTCGTTTAACACGGTTTGGACAGCAGGTTGAAGTTTTTCAGCAAACAGCATTCTCAAGCAAGTGCCAAGTTGCCGATCATTAACTGCCAGAAAATAATTCATTGTGCGTTACCTCCTTTCATAATAGGGGGTGTATTTTTCGTGCAGGAAACCGTTTATTAGAGTTTCTCCGTCTCGATAAGGTGCTCACATTCATGTGGGTTTTCATCCGAGCAGACTTTATATTTATCCCAGTATCTCGGGCATTCATGTTCCTTTGCGTTTTTACTGCACATCGTCCATAGTGGGCACAGCTCTCCGTAATAAGGAAGCTGATTGACTACGAATTTCATCATCTTTCATCCTTTCTTTTCGCCAGTAATCAGCTCAGAATAAGGCAGACTCTCAATCCAGTCACAGAACGTATGCCACTCGTCGAGCTTGTGGTTCCGACGGGACTTATACATGTTCGCCAGAACCTCATAGTTCAACATTACCGTCCGCTTCTGGTTGTAGGAGCTCGGAAGAAGCTGGATCATCTGCCACCAATCCTGCTTATCCTTGGTTTCAAAGTAGCTTTCGCGATATGCGTTTAGCATCTCAATCGTGCATCTAAGAATATCAAGAGGCGTCATCCATACCTTGTGTAGCGAAGTGATATCTTCATCGACGGTTGCACTCTCAATCCAGTCACGGTGATAGGGTTCGCAATTCAGATGCTCATAGCTGAAGTCGTCCAGTGTGAATTCCTTATCCGCGATTTTGTGCATCGTAGAGCAGGAGTTGGCGACCGTACCAACCTTATAAGTATCAAACTCTTTCCACCAGTATAGCGGCGCAGTGATGTCGAGATAGACAGTAATCATCCGCATGAACTTACGGTGATCGGTGCCGGCATTGCGAAGACGAGACATAAGGTCGAAATCGTTGGGACCAAGACGATAATTTTCGGGTTTTATAACATCACCGAATTTATCCCCGATCGCATCGCAATAACCACTATCACTCTTCTCCCAAGAGTTCTTAGGGTTCCTCATGCCACGAATGGCGTGTTCCCAGCCCATAACCTCGGTGTTTTCAATTTTCAGCATTTTCTACCTCCGTAAGCTTCGTCCGAATCATTTCCAGAATTTCTTCTACAATCGAACGAGTGTTATTGTGTAACTTAATATAGGATTCATGGTCTTTATACCAAGCAAACATTTCGGAAAGATCGCCTTTAATCCAACTGAATGCCCACCAGTCACAGATCATCTCGATAATGTACGGGTACGGCATTTCGATAAGGATAGTTCCTTCTTTAGGTTCATCGTTAATTAAGACCCAATGCTGCCAATGATGGGGATTTCGGTGGATATGCATAAGCCATGCCCGGTTAAACGCCTCGATGATTGCTGGGGTTTGCTCCCCATAGAAATAGTTGTCATAAGGCGTGTACTCATCTGGCGTATTCTTCGACATATCATGGAACTCAATATTTCGAGTCGCCTCCACATCTGTCAGTTCAGGAATATACGCAGCAATCCACTGATAAGCCTTTTTTACAGCTTGCCTGTGTTTTTCCAGATATTCATCATATTTTTGAGACATTGGATTCTCCTTGTATTATAGAGTAGTAGTTATTAGAGCCCCTCTCCAAGGGCTGTGCTACACTGTAAGGGATGCTGTGGATTGGTTTCAACCTCCTACCACGAGATGGTTCCAGAAAGGTTCCAACCACAGCCCCTTACAGTTTTGTTGATCAGTTAAATACCGCCAGACGGTTTATGTGGAACAAGGCTACAAAAGTAAGGTGTACTGTGGATGCAGCATCACATATTTATCGTTGGAGGTATTTGTTATGGTGGTTTCTGTTGGCATCGATGTCTCAAAAGATAAGCACGATTGCTTTATCGTCAGTTCCGAGGGCGAAGTCCTGGCGGATGCATTCATAATCCCCAACACCATGGACGGGTTCCACTACCTTTTACAGCGAATCCTGCATTGTACCGCACCGCAGGATAAAATAAAAGTAGGGCTTGAGGCTACCGGACATTACAGCTACAATCTGCTCGGGTTTCTTCTTGACAACGGTCTGACCACCTATGTCCTGAATCCCTTGCGCACAAACCTTTACCGAAAGAGCCTTAGCCTGAGAAAGACCAAGACTGACCGGGTGGATGCACGAACGGTTGCTTCTATGCTGTTATCCGATGCGGGCCTCAAACCCTACACAGATACAGCATACCACAACGAGGAGCTAAAGTCACTGACCAGATACCGTTTTGACAAGGTGAAAGAACGTGCCAAGCTGAAAAGTTCTATCGCCCGGCTGGTCTGCATTCTGTTTCCGGAATTGGAAAAACTCGTCCCTTCTCTGCATATTGCTTCTGTCTACGCCCTGCTGGAAGAGTTCCCGGGGGCCAAACAGGTTGCCAATACCCATTTAACGAGGCTGAAAGCGTTGCTCGAAACCGCCTCCAATGGCCACTACAAACGGGATATGGCTCTTGAAATACGAAATGCCGCCAAAAACTCTATTGGCTCTCAGATGCCTGCCAAGTCCCTTGAATTGCAGCACACCATCCGGCTCATCCGTGAACTGGATCGTGAAATTGATGAAATCGAAGAGCAAATCCAATCCATTATGGATGAGCTTCATTCTCCTATTACCACTATCCCTGGGCTGGGGTTCCGCATGGCTGCCATGATCCTGGCAGAAGTCGGCGACTTCACCCGGTTTGACTCCCCAGACAAGCTGTTGGCTTATGCAGGGATGTCCCCCTCCACCTACCAATCCGGACAGCTCAAAAATTGCTACCCGCATATGGAAAAGCGTGGCTCCCGATACCTACGCTACGCACTTTACAACGCAACCAAGTATGTCTGCCACTGGGACCCGACTTTTGCTGATTATCTCGCCAAGAAGCGGGCGGAGGGAAAACACTACAACATTGCCATCTCTCACGCGGCCAAAAAGTTGGTTCGTCTGATATTTGCCATGGAGAAGTCCAGGCAGCCATATTGCTCAGCGGCTTAAGTGCAGCTACTTGAATAGCCAGCAGGGGTCTGACAAGACCTCAGCTTTGCTATACCTTTTTTGAGCCATCTCTTTTTCACCACCACCATTCATTTTCGGGGTTGACTTTTAATAGTTAATCTTTCTGATAGATAACCCGATCGCAAGCAACTTTGTTTACCACGCTGGTTGTGTAGTCGATTGTAGGTACCTCATGCTGCTCGAAATGGATTACTATGGAAAAATCAGTGATTAAATCATTTTCGGGATGCACCATCGATTCAGCTCGGTTGATAAGTTCTTGACCTGCGTCTTTTATTTGCTGAACAAGAGCATTACGATACCCATTAGCCATTTTTTTCGATCTCCTTTCTCAATTTATGAGCCATAGCCACCTGTTCCTCAAGCCTCGGCATATGAGGGCAGGGGTAATAGAGACCACAAAATAGACAAGTAACACCTCTCGTAAGAGTAAAGCATCGATTGCATAAAACCCGACAACTTTCTTTAAGTGAATCGTTTTCATTTTCGAGTTTTGAAAGCTTTTCATGGTATTCAGTCTGAAGGTCTGACAACTGTCTTTTCAGTTGTGCATTCTCTTCGGTAGCATCTGACGAAAGTGCCTTTCTGAACTCCTCAAGATTCATGTTTCTTTTTCTCCTTTCAGAAATATCACTCTTGATCGAGCCGTGCCTGTTTAAGGATGCGACCAATTTCGTAAACGGATTTTGCCTGTGCAATTTTTCTCTTAACTTCTTCGCTATAGCAAAGTTCCGTCGCAATATCAATCGCATCCTTTTTCTCGGCATCAAGAATTGTTTTTGCTTTCATAGTTCATCGGTTTGTGGGAATTTGTATTGCTGGGTTCTGCGAGACAGTCATTGCACGGGTCTTTGGACTCTTCAAGACCATGGTACTTGCAAGATTTACAATACTGGTCAAAATAGACTTCCTTTTCTTCATTCATCTGCAAAACCTCCTTACAAAATCCACAGAATGCACTTCACAGTTAAAGCAATGACGATGGCATAAACACAAAGACAAGCTACCAGCGCGATAGCCTGCCCGATTTTATAAGCGACAGTATTCATTCTGTCTGAATTGTTGGTATTGTTATGCATATTCAGCCTCCAAACTGAAGTCCGAGATGAGAATATAAATCTTTATAAAGGATCTTCTCCAACTCGTCCTTATACATTGTTACTACTTTGCCGTCTACTACACGGCTTACGGTTTCTCTCAAAATGGAAGCTGCTATATCAGCAGTAACCGGGGCTTTGGCATCTGCCATAATCGGTTCTGGTAAATATCCTAATGCTTCCATTTTCTTGTGCTCACAGGTCTCGACAAAAGGACATTCACGGCATTGCTTCGTCAGTCTTGCCAACGCCATCGTCCGTCACCTTCTTTCTCAGGTATCGCTCAATGTTTTTGCACCGATTTCGATTTGAGCATCGTATGACCGTGTCGGATATGACGATCTCTTCACTCATTACGTATGCTTTTTGCGGTCGTTGAACGTCTGGGTCGAAGTCCATGCAAGCAGAGCAATACTCCGCGACATCAATTGTTATCATCTTTTCTCCTTTCTCAGGCAGCTTTGGGTTTATAGCTGCCGACATACTTGGTTTCGTTGAAATTCCGCTTTTCGCTTAACGCTCGACTGATAGCCAAATCAATGCCAGAACGGGATTTCAAATGGTGATAATATAAATCTTTGAACGGAGTATTTAAGCGATCGATTCGCCCAGCTGACTGCTTCATAATTTTGTAGGAGTAATTCTGCGAGTAGAACACAATGGTGTCTGTACTAATGCAGTTCCAACCTTCGGCTCCAGCAGTATACTGAACCAGATACACCCAGCTGTCGCAAGTCGGGATCGGTTGATGCTTGTGACCGTTCCATTCTGCAATCTCAACATTTTCTCCATAGTAGAGATTTTTCAGAATATCAAGCTCGTAGTCGAAATTGTAGAAGACGATCATTTTAGGATGTTTCTCAAACAGCTCCATTAGAGCGATTTGCCTGGACTCGTCCTCATTTACGATGCGTCGCCATACATAGCAAAGTTCTCCGGCGTTGACAATCGGCTCGTTTTTATATGGGTTCCAGCGAAGACGACTTGTCTCTTTATACTTCGCAACATCATAATTGACATAAACATCCTCATGGTGTGAACAGGTTTCCCTCTTGAAATCCATATCCACAAGAATGCGATTGCGAAGTCGGATGAGTCGTCCTACCCCCAAATATCTGTCTACTTTTGGATACTTTCCGTTTACCCAAGTCATGACCATGTGTTCTTCCTTGAAGGCAGTCCGGTTTTTATAAAAGCCGTTTGCAACAAAGACAGGAATATAATCCTCCCATGTATCACCTGGAGTTGCCGACAGCAAGATCCATTCGTTAAACTTGGCAATTTTCAGGAACGCCTTAACCCATGCTCCTGAACCGACAACACGCTGTTCGTCAAATATAAAGAATGCGTCCGTAACCGTTGCGTACTTCCCAATGTTATTCCAGGAATCAATGACGACCTTATTCTTGTAAGTATTGACTTCTGCATGAACGGAGAGAAGGAAGGGCGAAAGCTCACCCTCCCATTCTAAAGTGTCTCTTTTTCTCGCCGTGGTGATGATGTACAGGTCTTTTGGCGTATCTGGCATCCGAATATAATTCTTTGTGCCGAGCTTACCGCCATTTTGCTTGTAGTAGTAAGCCAAAGCTGTTCTGGATTTGCCACTGCCAACTCCACCACAGAGAATACAGCCGTTTTTCATTCTCTCGACAGCATCTAATTGGTAGTCTCGAAGTGATATACCTGCCATCAGCGTCCTCCGAAGATCCGACGCATTGTCCAAACCGGAGAGAAATACATCGGTGTGTACCAATAGTTCTCTTTATTGTCGTTATCTGTCATCGGCTCTGTCAGAGAATTTCCGACCTTTACATATCCGGCTACGCCCAAAAGTGAAAGTTGAATATAACACATCAGTGCTACCGTTTTGTCGATGTCCTGTGCAACAACAAGCACATGGTTCTGATAGTTGATATGAGCTTTTTCCAATCTTTTTCTTGCAGCATGAATTCCGGCGATCAAAGTAGCACCCGCACCACAGCAAGGGTCATTGATGGAAATATAACCATCCTGCTCAACCTTTTGAACCGTATCGTCCATAGTCACCTCAGCCATCAGTTCGCACACATGATATGGCGTGAAGAATTGACTGCTGTTCTTGTTTCCAAGGTTTAATGACATAAAAATACTGCCAAGAAAATCTTGTTCGGGATTTTTTTCTAAAGCTAAAACAGTCTGTGCAGCCAGTTCAGGAAACAAGGCCTGCTCCTGCTTGTTGTATTTTTTGATAGTTTTCAAATATAACGCTTCACGCTCATCATGATGTTCCTTATCTACTGGATTGGAGAGAGCACAGGCAAGCATCGTAATGAAGTCACGCCAAATATCCCAAGAACGATGACGGTTGGTCAGTTGCTTAAATGCTTTGAGAAATTCTTTCTCTGGATCTAAAACCTTTTCAGATTTTTTACCGGCGGGCTTTTTTTGCAGTGGCGTTTCTTCTTTTTTTTCAGATTCCGCCGTTTGTGGAGTCTCTTCCGCTGGCTGTTGAGGTTTAGCAATTACTTTCGGCTTGGTCACTTTTTTACGCTTTTTCTTCTTTTGCCAAAACACGAGTTTCTGCCTCCTCTCGTAGTGCTTTCATTGCTAAATCCATTAACTGCTCAATTTCAGTCGGCAACAATACAATGTCGTACCAGTCATAATCTTCGACACTATTGTTATCCGTTACCCTGGTGGGTGACATCATAACAGTGGCATAAATAGCTTCAGGATGAGCAACTGGATACTCTACGCTAATTTCTGCGGAAATAGCCTCAGGATATAATCCGCCAAGCCATTCTTTTGGAGCAAAGAAATATAATGTCACCGTTTCATACTCATCACTTTTGTACTGCTCATCGAACATGACTTTACTGATGTCAAATTCAAATGTATATCCTTTCATGTTTCTTTTTTTCTCCTTTCGGTTATTAAAGGGAATAAGGCTGTTTCCTCTTACCGTCATAGGCGTGCACACCTAATCGAGACCTTACTGGACATTTAACCAGACATGTACTAAGCTGGCACCTATTCACCTTTAGAAGGGCATCTCCTCAGGACCCTCCGTTTCGGCATACTTTTCAGCGAATTCGTCTTCTTCAATGGTGACATACATCGTCTTAAGGTATGCCTTGACGCCAGTCTTACCATTGACCTCCCAGTTGTAGGGACGGATAGTCAGGTCGACATTGCGGATCTCTGCGAAGTCCAGAGTTCCGATAGACTCCTCATCCAGCTGAGTCTTAGCTCGACGAGTAATCATAATAACCTTCGGAGGGATGTTGTCGAAGCTGACCGCCACCTGAATATAATGGCGAGGAGCCTCGTCCTCATCACGAGGAGCCAGAACACGAACATTCCAGCCATCCTCAATAAGCTTCTGCGCCATATCGGGATCTTCAATGACCACGCAGAAATTGCGGGAGCCAGCGCGATTGTACTTGGACTCCTCACCCTTAAAGTTGCGGAAGATAATTCGAGCATTCTCGATGATGATGTTGTCTACTGCTTTGTAAGCCATAATTAGTTTCTCCTTTCAATTTTTGCGTTTATCGCATGGAAATGGACAAGTCCTGCACTCCTCATTGGGAATACAGGACTCGGTAGAATCAGCCGTGCACAAAATATAAATGAGCACAGCAATTAACAGAATTAAAATCATAAGCATTACCTCACATCAAACGGCGTAGTATCGTCCTCATGAGGCTCGCCAGCTCCGAACCACGGTGGTGTGTTATCCGAAACATACGGTTCGTCTGCTGCAAAGCGTTCGAAGTCACCATAAACAGACAGAGACTTGATTGCTTCATCTACCATGTTGTTGTAATAACCACGGTCAATGTCACCCTGCTTGTCCAGCTGCTTGACCATCTCGGATTCAAGCCATCTGAAGCCCTTAGAACCTGTAGCAGCAGCATGACCCTTTTCGCCTGTCTTCTTGTTTTCAGTCTCACGAAGCAGGATACCACCTCCGCAGCCAGGCTTAATCGGGCAGAACTGCCCAACTTTTCCGATGAAGTGGTAGTCGTGACCCTTGGCGATTTCGTCCGTTAGTTCTTCGACACGCTCACATTCAGTGGGCATCGGCTCAGTCATGCGTTTAGAATCGGTAATCTGTTTCCACAGTTTATCTCTTTCCGCTTCAAGGGCACTTACATCCGGCAAAGCCTCGTTCATGTCAAGATAGAGCGAGGACGTCACAGATTTCGTCTCACACATGTCCTCGAACTCGATGTTCTCCTTGCTGAAAAGCGTCTTGAAGACATAAGGAATCTGGAACTGAGTGCCAGTCGCCGTCCATGCATACGGATGCTTCTTGTTCTCCTTGCAAATATCTTTTGCGGAGTCGATGTACTTTTTCCCATACAGGTCGCAGCACTTCTCAACCGTAGCATATCGAGCAATATAAACTGCATCGTTCACTAAACACATACGATCATAGGTTGCTTCGTGCTCAAAGTTGTACCCATACAGTTTGCCGTACTCAGTCACAAATTTGATGATCTCAGGCGTTGCGTCTGGAATCTTGATGGAGTCGGTTTTGATGTGCGCTACAGTAAAGCCCTGACTCTGAACAGCGTGTTTGAGGTTGACCATAAACAAGGCCCCTCGTTTGGCAACGATGTTATCCTTGTTACGATTATCTCGGAACGGATTTTCAAATCCGGCTGAGGTCAGACCATATACCGAGTTAATTGCAATCTTCAGAGCCTGCGCCAAATCAGCCGCTGCATTTTCATCAGTCAGGTATTTAGCCAATGCACCGCCCAGCATTTTCTTGGCTTTATCGAAATCCTTATGCTTGATTGCGATACGAGCCTGAAGAATTTCGTTGAATCGCTTTGTGTATTCCGGTCCGAAGAGTTCTTCCGCTACGATACTGCTCGGATGCATGGATGCAATATCCAGCAGAGCAATGTTGCTGTACATGCCGGGTTCAGAATATACATAGCCGCCCTCACCAACTTCTTCGCCTCTGTAGACGGACTTACCACCCTCGAATGTGTAGCCAGGAAAGATGGGACGATGGTTTTTATCGAACTGTGTGAACTCGTCGTAGTCTTCAAGCCCCATTGTAAACGGAAGATCCGCATTAGGGTCGAAGATTTGACTCTCGTCACCCATGAAACGGTAATTGAACTGATCCTGAGGCTTGCGGTTGTTACCAAATATAATTCTGGTAGTCAGCGAGTTCGTTGTATCATTGACGGACATCCCCGCCACATCTGCCAGAATCTGACGAGCCGTGAAATCCGCCTTACGAGCATTAAAGGTTGCTTCTGTCGCAATAACATCGTTGTCGCAATACTCAGCAACCTTAGTCCAAAGTTCCTCCGGCACAGGCTTGTCCCAAGGCAGACCAAGTTCCTGATGGTGAATACCCAGTTCAATCTCGAACTTTTTAAGGGACTGCTTCTTACTGGAAAAGTCATACACATCCGTATACGACACATTATAGGCTTCGCCAAAGAAGCAATTTGCGCTGCCGTTGATGATCTTTGTCGAGAGATTATAAAGCTGTTCGTTCGTATACCCCATCAGCCGAGCATAGAGAATATGGTTGTCGTATCGACGGCAGTTGAAGCCAACCAGACGGAATCGCATCAGCTCTTCAATCTCAGTCGGGGTAGGGTTAATCATACGAACCACCGGCTTACCCTCGCCCTCGATTTTCCAGTTCACCAAGAACAGGTTCGGAAATACCTCAACATCATAGAACACGAGCTTGGCATCATCATTTTTTGCTCCTGCTGACTGGTCTGCGGACTTAAACTGCATCTTGTTGACTAACTTGATACAGTAATCCGCCTGATGTGTGCTGCTCGCTGCAAATGCCAAGACAGCATTGCGCATATCAGTCACGTCATAATTGAGTCCGCTTGCATAAGCATCCTCAAGAATCTTGTAAATGAAGTCGATACTGGGCTTTGTTGCCGGATGGTACTCCTTGTTGAGATTTCGCTTGATTTGCGTTCTAAGCCCTTTCTCGCTCTTCACCCCTTCAAAATTTATCACTTGCTTTTCTCCTTTCAGTGGCAAACCCGAATTGATCGTTGCGATAGGCAAGTCATTACACTTTGTCAGCTTTCTGCGCAGCGAGCTTTTACCGGTGAAGACCTTCACTTCAATATGATCGTCATACACTCGGCTGAGCTTGCTGACATCACCAGCATAAATATAATGAAGGTGGATGCCCTGACCGCTTTTGCTGAGTTCAGCATAGGTCGGCGGCCATTTACTCGCTTCTTTGAGATTCAGTTCATACGACTTATTGCCGTCCTTATCCTGAATATCAAAGTCGATAACAATGTGGTTCTCCGGGACTTTCACATAATGCAATCTTGATGTCGTCAAGTTGCTTAGCTTAGTTGAAACTTCATCCCATTTGGAAGTTGGTGTCTCTTTAGCCGAAGCATACTGAGCAGGACAATCTGCGCATTCTCTATCGAAGACCGATTTCTGTTTTAAGAATTCGATCAGTTTATGCTCAGGCTCGTCTTGCTCGGTAAGTGCCTTATCCTCGAATTTTTCGGTTCGAAAGCCAATGTAATAGCTTCGCACACGAGTTCCGTCATCAAGATTGAATCTCTCCTTGTAATCCCGGAAGTAGTTTTTCAGTTCCTCCTTAAATATCCTCTGAGAGAACGGGAAGGTAACTTTTGCCTCATCGCAATAGGTTTTATACATCTCCCATGAGGCTTTGAGAGTTGTCCCGTCTTCTTTCTTGAAGACATGGTAAGAATCGATAATGAAGTTATAGAAATCATTAGATGCACCGAGCATCGTCACGGGAATATAATCATCATATCTGCCCGGATTCTCCAGATAGACTTCCTGGCAATGATAAGCAATTGCACCGAGTTCAAATTCGATCTGCTTTGTCACCGCCTTGTATTCCTTGGGACTTAATTTATTTCCGGAAGGGGACACATCGATCAATCGTCTGATAAGACCTGACTTTGCGTCCGTAATCTTGACCGGTTTATTGGTTCCCATGAACAGGAAGCACTTGAAGCGGTTTGCGTAGGTCGATTTGAACTTTTCATTTACTGTCATCAGCTCGTGAGAAACCAAACTATTCAGTCGAGTGTTATCCTCAATACGAGACAGATCACCATCATGCTGAATCGCCACAAGCGGATTCGTCTTGAATGCCTCCAATGCAAAGGAGTTACTGGATGAACCCAGTGCCTTAGCGTCAAAGACCGAGTAATATCCCTCAAAGAGCTGCTGAATAATATTCAGAACCGTAGATTTACCCGTACCTGCTGCACCATACAGAACCATAAATTTCTGCAATTTCTTCGACTCTCCACAGACAATAGAACCAATAGCCCATTCAATTTTCGTTCGCTCTTCTTCAGAGTAAATTGTGGACATCAACTTATTCCATGCATCCGTGGTCCCTTCCTCAAGAGGATAGTTCAGCCGCTTACTTGCATAGTCTTTTTTGTTCGTCGGAGTATTGGAGAATATAAGTTTCTCATCAAGCATGTGGAAAGAGTCTCGCATCTGCTTTTGACAGTATTTGTGCCACGAATCGATCATTCCGGATTCGGAATCCCACATGTGCAGAACTTTAATACTTGAATCAAAGTTTTTGCGGTTTTCCTCTGCATACTTGTCAAGTTCCCGGTCAATAAGCTGGAGCGCATCTTGCTCATCCGTAGACCATAAACCTCGGTCTTCTAACCAAATGGCATAGAAGTCACCGCCTCTAATCATCAGGTCGGAGCTTTTCTTAATGATAAACTTCGGATAGATTTCTATTACACCACGCTTCGTACTACGGGTCGAAATCATTAAAAAGTCGATCATCGAAGTTCTTTAGTCTCCTTCCGTTTTTCTAAGCTCCTTGATTTCGTTTTTAAGGTTCCCGATCTCGTCACGCATACTGCGAATCTCCAAGTCCTGGATAAGCATGTGCACAGTCATAACCGTGGCGACCATGACGATGCTGCGATTGAAAGACCTCTGTTTTCTGAGCGTCTTAGCAAACACACTCATCGCAGTTTCGGAGCAGCGAAGACTTCCGAAAATATAACGAATCATTTCATCCATGTTTCTTTTCTCCTTTCATGTCGACAAGAAATTGATCGATCGTTTCAAACTTCCAAGCCTTCGGCTCTCTCAACGAAAATATAAATTCCTGTCCATTGGTTTTGCGAATTCGAATGCTGTTTTTACCATTTGGGAAGTATTCTTTTACCTCCTTTGCCTGGTCGGGTAAGCATGTCTGAAAAAACCCGTACACTTGCGTATGAATCATGATAATTCTCCTTCATAGGATGCTGTCCAAATACCAATTCATCTGCCACCAGATTTCAACAGTTCTCATGTCATACTTGCAGCGTTCGACGGTAAACAAACCGCCTTCGCCATTTCGCTTGTATTTGCGGTTCATAAATCGAGATATTACATCGTCCGTATACGCCGCATCAAATCGAGAATCACTCATCGACCCTAAACCCAGACTGACAATCATGTTCCAGAACCACTGTCCCATGCGGTTACCGATATCCGGGTCGGTCATAATATGTTCTTCGCAACGAAACGCTAAGGCAATAAGCATCTCCAATACACTGCAAGGGCGGTTATCCAGATAACTGGCAATCATAAGACCCTCGTATTCTTTTTCATAACCAAAACGATACCGGAGGTCTATCCCATCTTCTGCTCGATTTCCGTCCATCGGCAGCATATATTGAAAATCAATATTATGCAGATGACGAAGAAGCTTCTGATAAGACAGCCTCCGGCTATATCGTTCATTACATACGAGCTGACACATCCACTCAAAATATTCATTGTTCAGCTCAATTTCAGTCATTCGATCCTCCTATTAGTAGTTGGAGCCTTCAGCCACATCGGAGAAAGAGCGATTGTCTCTGAGAATTTCATAATCGCATCTCAGACGGTCGTTACGAATAAAGACCGAATCGTCCTCATACTCTCCGAAGTGCTCAGCAAAGTCCTCACCAACGGTATCCTCAATATCCTCGACAACCTCGTCTTCGTCATCAGCGAGAACACCATCGCCAGCGTAATAAACCAGACTGATCTGCGTATAATTGTCATTCTCGCCGTAGTCGTCCGGAGAGATGACATAAGGTTCATTGGGCATAGGCTCATCCTTTTTTTCTTCAGTATTTTTCTTGCTATGCTCCGTGTAATTGGTATAACCCTCTTCCTGGAGCTTAGCTGCATAGTTCACCAGATCGGGTTTCAGCTTGGCAATATCTGCCTTATGCTGATTCTCTTCCTGCTTTTCATTGCTCTTTTCGCTCTTGGCAATATTGGTGTTTACTGGCTTTCTTTCGGCAAATGCCGCTTTCACAGAATCGATCTCTTCCTGTGCAATCTGCTCGTAATACCGTTTAAGGCAAAGCCATGTCGCTGCGGCGCCTACCGTGGCTCCAGCCAGAAACATGGCAAAACTGGTTTTACTCATCTTAGTATTCCTCCTCGTCAGTTTGAATTGTGACAACAGTAATGGCGAGACCTCCGAACAGCAATGCTGCACTTAGGAGAATCCCGCCAGTAATGTGTCTTTTCCGCCGACTGTCCAGCATGGCGTCGACGGTTGAGATGAAGTCATCCAAAATATCCATCATTTACTCCTTTCCACCAGAGAGAACAGCAATGCCTCCTACGAGACAAAGCCCTGCCATAGTGGAAAGAATGTACGAAAACAAAGCTTTCATTTTATGTTCTCCTTTCAGTCATAACTCGAAAAGTAGTGACAACACTCCTGAAACAAAGGCTCACCATACTTGCTGTATCCTCCGGCCATGAAGAACACACAATCGTAATTTGTCCGTTCCAAAAGTTCTTCTTTCACCAACTCGACAATCTCAGGCATGACATAACAGCGGTCAATTCTGCTGTTCCACATCACACTGAATTGATTGGGCTGATAAACAACATCGTACACAGTATCCGGGAAAGATGGATGATCGATACGGTTAAGGATTGTGTCGATAACCAATCGTTTTCCCAATTCTGTTTCTCCTTCAGCTTCACCCATGGTTACGAGTGCTATGAGGTCGATTTCCTCTTGTGTAAGAGGATAGTCTGGCTCTTTCTTCACCTCTGGTTCCAAATCAGGAGACTCCATCAGAAGATCCGCCATTATCACCGGCTCTGCCTCTGCAAGAACCGGATAGGATTGCCTAATCTCCGATGTTTCTTTATCTGTAGAGCGAACAACGCCGCATACCGCAAAACCGATGAAAAATATCATGCAGAGAACGGTAGCTATCGCTCGTGGTTTGATGTGCATTGCTAAAACTCCTTTACAATAAAATATCACCCCCAGTCCAAGTCTGAAGGTGATTGATTACATCTTTTCCCAGATGTTGCCCTCAACATTGAAGTCGAGCAGAAGTGCCGGCTCATGACGACCGTCTTCGGTCTCGCGCTCTACCTCAACGATGCGGAAATTAACATAGCCATCCGGACCATCCTTTGTCCAGCCGACAATCTGACCAGCAGGAGTACGAGGAAGATCAAGATCGTCCAGAACCTCATTCAGGAAGAGGTGACCACGGGTCTGAAGTTTGTCATTTGCAAATGCCTGCTGTGCCTTGAGGAACATACGGTTATAATCGGGGTTGGTTTCATAGTTGCGGCTCTTGCTGTCGAAATATACAGCATAGTCGCTCTGGAGATTAGGATCAGCGACCATCACGGTCTTCTTAACCTTCTTCTCCTTGCCGGTCTCAGGGTCAACTTCGATTTCCTCGAATTTCTTCGCCTTGATGCCATACTTCAGTTCGGTATCGACCTGCTCTCCGAAGCGCTCGATGACACGACCGCGATATTCCTTGAAGCTCTTATCAATAGCGGCATAGGCAGCGCCAAGAGCTACATTGCGCTTGCGAAGAATATTGTTGGATGCCAGAATGCTGGTGATGGACAGAGTGCCGAGAATAATAGCAGGAGCATAAAGTTTTGCGAGCTTCATTCCGGTCTGGGCATAGACAACAATCGTGTCCTTCTTGCCGTCCTCAGTCGTATACTCCTGACCGTTGATTGCACCGGTTTCCATACCTTCATGAATGGTGTCGAGAGTACCCTTAGTTTCATCGAGAATCTCTGCTACCTTAGTGGTAGCCTTGCAAGCGAGAACGGCACTTACGACCGTACCGGCAATACCAGCCACAACGAGAATCTCGGGGCTGTGTTTCTTGAGCTTCATAACGGTCTTGGAAGCCACACCGTTCACGCTCTTCATGATTTCAGTCTTATTTTTCATGGTTTGTTATTCTCCTTTTCCGTTTTTAGAGTTGATTTCAGCACCACAGGCAGCGTATCCAGCCAAATCGACATAGCTGTCGTTCGTAGCCGTTCCTGTCCTGATTCGTGCGATCTTAAGAAGCGCCATCATCATGGCAACATCATTTGCGGTGAATTCAACGCCTTTATAGACGCTCCAGAAGCCTGCAATAGCAGTGAAGTTATCTTCCGGAGAGCCGTATTCGTTCTCTCTCTGCCCGCATACACAAGCCTTTGCTTTATCAAGAGTCTCAGATCTGTTCATCATCTTCATCCTCCTTGACAAACGAAATATAATCACGCTTACGCTCTTTTGCGATTACCTGGCAACCACACATCGGGCAGTCAAATGCATCATACAGGCATTCTTCAGCAATAGAGCCAAAGGCAACTGCCAGCCCAGTTTTTCCGTTATCACGAGCAAGATAATGTCTCTCGATAACGGCATTGAATTTAGTGCCACAAATTTTGCATTCAAGCATTATTTTTTCTCCTTTCAATTCAGCGGGATTGCACGAGGCAGTTTCAGAATATAACCGTCTCGAACCCGTACCGCAGTTGCACCGCCAATATTTGTCCAACCATAGCGGTTCATAGTAAAGTTATCATTGGGAACACGAGCGAGATCATAGAAATCGGATACACTCACCGTTCCATACTGACTGATAATATCGTTCATTGCATCGAGAACCGCTTCCGCATCTCCACGGGTATCGAAGAGAATATCATCATAATCAGGTGTATTGCGTCTGTTGCCAACGGAACCTGCACGCACTCTGTCCGCGTCCCGTTCATAATAGTTTCGGTAAGACACCTTAGACGCCGTTCCGTTTTTCTTGCTTCGACCTGCCTCGCCGTACAGGATCATATCGATACCGGTAGTGACAATGTCAGAAATCGCTTTCTTGACAGCAGGCACAATGACCTCCATCAAAATATAAGATTTGACATTGTTTGCATCCTCGGCAATAAATACATCTGCAAATTTTTGCATCTCGCCTTTTTTTCGAGTTTTTGCAGCCCCGGTAATAACCGCCTCAACTTTCTTTTCTGACTGCTGCTCCTGACGAGCTTTATCAGAATTAGACTTGTAATCTTCCACTGGGTAATCTCCTTTCTTATGCCGGAATCAGCTTACCGGGCAGAGTAATTTTTGTGTTTGGCATCAAGCCGTTTTCTTTCTTGTATCGATAGGCGAGATTACTCTTCGCTTTCGCTTCTGTCGGAGCAACAGTAGTTGCTTTCCAACGATGTTGTACGCAATCATCAAATCGCATAACAGGACCGTCATATTGATACTGCTGCATATTTTTTCCTCCTTTCGAGAGATAAAGAAAAAAGGGAAAGCACCTTGTTACAGGTACTCTCCCTTATCCGAACTTCTCAAATTCGCATTTTTAGTTGTCTTCAGTGACAACATCAGATTCTTCCAAGATAACCGTATTCTCCTCAGCAGCCATCTTCTTCTGCTCGATCTGGGCTTTGATGTTTGCGATCACCGGCTTTGCTACATACTTGTAGACGACCACGCCTACAACTACGCTCAAGCCGATACCCGCAGCAATCTTTACGCCCTTGCTCAAACCAGCGTTCTCGATAACCTCTTCGGTAGCTTCAACGACCTCGTTATTCATAATCTCATTGTTGTTCATTGTGAAATCTCCTTTCAAATGTGTGAAATTGTGGAATGTTCTTCCATTAAATAAGTTGTAAATTTCGCGCGGCAAATTTACTGATAGTCGTAAACTGGTGCTACCTGATAGTCAATCACCAGGCAAGGGGTGCCATTTGCATCCAGCTGGGACGAGAAAGCAAGGTCAATGTAACCCTTATCAATGTTCCATCCGAGCATATCGCCCATTTTGGTTCCGTCTAAACCGAGTTCATAGTAGAAATCGTTTAGTGTGACATACATTTCGTCACGCATCTGCCGATTCAGTTCATTCATGACTCTGGTAATCTTATCCCTGTCAGACTTGAAATATCGTCCGGATAAGACATCGTAACAGATTGTGTTCCCGCCGCTTTCAGTGAGAATAACTTCTCGAACAGGGTTCTTAACCATCTTGTCTTTCGACACAGAGTCTCGAATGGACTGTTCCTTTTTCTCACCGATTGTCTCAACGACTTTTTCCTGATACTCTTTGAGAGTAGACTCCGAAAGGGTATATGCCGTTGCCAGCGCAGCATTTCGACGAAGATTAGTCGAGCTTGCCCCAATCAGGCAGAATACAGAGATGGAGCCTACGACAGCTGCCGGAATATAACAAGGCCAAGCTGTCTTGATGATGTCCTTCGGCTCAAGTCTGTCCGTATCCAACTCATCTTTTTTCTCTTCAAGCAGAATCAGAGCTTTTGGGGTTGCTTTTACCGCCATAACAGTGGTGGTAATCATGCCGGCAATTCCGATACCGGTGAGAATTTCAGGACTATGTTTTTTCATTGCCGTCCGTACACCTTTGGCAATGCTTGCTAAACTTTGTTTAGGCATGATTTTCTCCTTTCGGTTAAACAAATAGTAGGCTTAATTCTTCAGCTGTTTCGACTGCACTCTGAAATATAAAGCTACGCTGCTCGTCCTCGCCGTAACAAGCATACATAGCCATCTCGAACATGAAATTTTCGATGACGGTGATTGGATCATCGAAAGGCTTGTCCAAGATTCGATGACAGATTTCATATGCAGCCCATTGCTGATATGACCTTTTTCTGAATTCATACTTTGGCCATGTGAAGGATGGGCTGAACAGATGCTCACCAACATATCGTTGGATAATCGAAACAGCCGTGCTTGCATCACACATATTGTTCAAATAAAGAAGAAGAGCCCTTGTTAGGACTCCTCATCTTCTTCATCGCTAAGTGCGGCAAGCTTCTCATTGATGCGTTCATCAATTTTTTCTTCCATCTTCTTCTCGTTCACCCAGTCAGTGAGGAGCGTAGCCCCCATACCTACTGCGGTAGCGACAAGACCCAGGATTTTAACCAATTTTGCATTATTCATAAAGCGAAACCTCCTTTTCGTTTTCATAAAGTGAAATGTATTTTTTGCGAGCTTACAGATCTTCCATCAACTCAGCTGTAGGCTCAAAAACCATGTCAATGACATAGATCTCCATGCCGTCATCCAAAGTGAGTCGGTGATGATTAAAGTCGATCCAATAAATATCACCATTACAGCTTGACCATCCAACAGCGTCTCCGAGTTCCGTCTTTTCAAGTCCGAGAAACTCATAAAAATCATTAAGTGGGATGACTCCTGCGAACATGAAATTGCGGTTCAGATGGTACTCAGCCTGAATGACCTTTTCGATGGTTGACTCAAAATATCTTTGCGAAAAGCTATCGTAAAAAGTGCGGGAGACTTCTGGTTCCATACCTTCACCAAAATCGAGGGAAGAATCGTACCAACCTCCATTAGCAGAGATACTGATGTCCTTGCACTTTTCTTTGGCGATAGAATTTACGATGGCATTATGAGCTTCCTCACCATAGAGCTCTTTCAGCTTGTCCTTATACTCCTTATAAGAACTTTGGACGAGAGCATACGCACTTGTTAGTGCTGCCTGTTGGCGTCGATTTAAGGCATTGGCACCCATAATGCAAGCGATAGTAGAAGCTCCAAATGCCACTGCCGGAATATAACATTTCCATGCAGCGATGAACGCCTCTTTCTTGGTGTACGCATATGGATCACCATCATGCTTTTTGCGACTGTCTGCATAAACTAACGCTACTGCTCGTGGGGTCGCTTTGGCTGCTGCAATTCCCGTGACTACCACGCCGGCTGATGCTACACAAGACAACGCAACAGGTGAGTATTTCCTGATACAAAGCCCTGACTTATGCAGCAACTTTTGAATTGCTTGGTTTTTGTTCATGTCTTTTCTCCTTTCATGTCTTTTCTCCTTTCATGTTTTTGTTATTCCATAGCCCTTAGTAGGTCTAAAATGTTCGCTGGCAGATCGAAACATAAGACTCGTGTTTGGATTCACCATCGCATATTTAGCGGTCTTCATCATAAATTCATGCGTAAGCTTACAGAATTCATCAATAGACCCTTCTCTTCGGGGGTAAATCTGTTCGGCGATAAAATCTCTGAGCTCGTCGACAGCCCATTGTGAGTAACTCGCTTTTTTATAATCTTCAGCCCATTTACCAAACAAAGGCGGCAGCCAAGCGTCCATGCGGTACATGTCATACAAGATTAAATCAAGCTGATCGATGCTCATGTCTTTTCTCCTTTCATGCGAAAATAAAAAGCAAGAGAGACTGTATCGGATTCGAACCGACGACCTTCACGGAAGTGTGGCGCTCTACCAACTGAGCTAACCCGTCTCTCATAATAAGACTTGTAAATTTCGCGCGGCAAAAGAAAAGAGCCGTTGTTAGCAGCTCCTTTCAGATTTTACAAACCAATACTTTTCAGGATTTTAGTAAGTTCATCTTTCTCAAGATCGGCATCTATATCCAGATGAACATGCGTCTTTCCGTCAACGACTGTGGCTTTTACCTCATTCAAATTCAGTTTTACATCGTAACCAAATTTCTTTCGGATTGCCAAACTCGCCAATTTCGAGATAATGCTCGTAGTGAATTTAGAACCAATTTTCATTTCGTCCATGCTCCTTTTACTCCTTTCGAATAGCATCGTTTTCCATAATAGGAGTTGTAATTTTGGCGAAAAGAAAAGAGCCGTTGTTAGCGGCTCAATCCTCAATAAATCCAGTTTTCTTTTGCAAAGAACAACGGTATTGCGATAAACGCAAAGAATACTAATGCTGTTGCATCTTTGTCGATAAGTACCGGTAAGTACCCACAAATAAGTAATACTACAGCATATAGCTTGTTCTTTAGTGTTTTCATAATCCATGTCTCCCTTCAAAATTCAATGGTTTTTCATAAAGGGAGATGCGTTTTTTGCGCTTAGATATCCCGTCTATCGAATACGGTTTCCCATCGTTCTTTCTGAATAGGCTTCATTTTTAATGCCCACATAATTTGGCGAACCGTTACAGTAGGGTATAGTCCGTCCGTACAAGCCCCAGCCCTCATTTCAAAGTATTCTCGAAAACCGGGATGCAAATATAAAGCGTCAGTAATCCAAGGGTCAACTTCGCTCCACCATGTGCTTTTCGTCTTGGAGTCAAATCGTTGCTGAATTACTGCTAAACCTCTTTCTTCAATTCTGTAGAGAGTGCAGCTATTGTAAACCGGATGCTCACAAATATAACGCTCGCCATACAAGGACAAGTAAATTTCCGGTTTGTCAAAATGGTATCGCATATCCATCACCTATAAAAAGAAAAGAGAAAGAGCCCTCGTCAGGACTCCTTCCCCTTTGCTAATAGTCTTAATTAGTCGTCGCAGATCTGATCTTTGGTCGGATATAGAGCATCATATTCTTCATCGTTCTCCATACCGTAATGCTCTAAATCGACGGAGTGACCGCAAGCAGGGCATACTAAAGTATCTTCCCACTCGTCTTCAAATTCCATAAGTCCTCTGCATTCACTGCAAATATACCGTCCAGTAAGTAAACCGTCTCTCTGCGCGTCGTTAAAAAAGCTCATTGCAAATTACCTCCTTGATATTGTGTGGCACTATTAAGTATAGCGACCATCAGTATTTTATCAAGAGATAAAAAGCACTTTTACATCTCTCACAATAGCCCATGTAATTTTCGAGCAGGAGAAAAACGAAGAGAACGTGTTATATACACGAACTCTCCGCTTTTGGAACCGGTTTATTTCTTAGTCGGTCTGAATCGACTGAATAAACCTCTGAATGTCTGGGAGGTGAAAGTTCCGTCCTGTTCGAACTTGAAACCTCGTCTCATCCAAACGCCGTAGAACATCAACGGCAGCACCAGCTCAGCGGCAG